TCTTGCTTTAATGCAGAGCCTCGACACTCCTATATCTTTATCGGTAGCAATACTGGTAGAAAATGGGGAGTGGGACCAAATCGCCAATAAGAGCGTGAGTCCCTATTCGTACCTAGATAGTCCCGAAGGGGTTTATCGTTATCGAAATGACAATCAGGCGGTATGTTTCCTAAAGAAATTTAGAGACCTACCAACACAGATCGACACGGCGCAAGTCGCGTTAGAGAAGTTCCTGGAATGTGAGCAGAAATGCAAGCAAGTCAACTTACACATCAAGAGTGTTCTCGATAATTATGCAGAGGATAGCCATGACGTTTACTTATACACACTCCTTAAGTCTGCAAGGGAGTTTTGTAAGCGTATTCTTGGCCGTCTGCCAGAGTTCCCGAGAGGGAATTTTGGTCCAGGTGCGACAGTTGAGTCGAGCGATTACCCTACGAAGTACGTTACCGCGTATGACAAAATCGCATTCAAAACAACCAGCACTAGACAATGGGATGATATGATGGACTGTTTCTTAACTGAAACCCCGTTATGGAAACCTATGACTTTAGTGCACCCCGATAAGATCGTTGATATAGTAAGAGGAAATCGTTTTTCCACTGTCCCAAAGACAGCGAAGACCGATCGCCCTATCTGTATCGAACCTGGCCTGAATATGTTTTGCCAAAAAGCATTAGGCTCGGTTATACGTTCACGATTGCGAAAGAATGGGTTGGACCTGGATAACAACCAGGCCATTCACGCGGCACTTGCTGCGACCGCTTCCCAGGATGGGAACCTTTCTACAATCGACTTATCATCCGCTAGTGACTCGATTTCTTATGAGCTTGTGAAGGCTCTACTTCCGGAGGACTGGTTCAATGCAATGGTGCATTGGCGTTCCCCTCTAACCCAGCTGCCTAACGGCAAATGGTTGAAGAATGAGAAATTTAGTAGCATGGGCAATGGTTTTACCTTCGAACTTGAAACGTTAGTTTTCGCATCTCTAGTACATGCCGCTGGCGGTATTATTGGTGGGGATTCCTATGTTTACGGGGATGATATCATTGTTCCGGACACATTAGCATACCGCACTCTCTATAACCTTTCACTTTGTGGCTTCACAGCCAACAAGGATAAGACGTTCATAACTGGACGTTTTTTCGAAAGTTGCGGGGCAGATTTCTTCCTAGGCCAGCCTGTGAGGGCCGTCTATTTGGAATCTGTCGACACTCCGATTGAGTGGATTGCTCTATGCAATTCGCTCTTCGCATTTGACGAGTACTTAACGCGCCTCGCGCGGTCTAAGGCTTTCAATGCGATTCCGAGTGTATATCGAATATTTGGACCACCGTTTATTGCAAATGGCGTCCTTCACACTCACGACAAAACTAAATGGCGAACACGTATAAGAAACTCCGTAAGGTATTTCTCGTACGTTAAAGTTCTCGCCATGTCAGTCAGTCGTGGGCGGTATTCGGGATATGTGCAGCTGGCTGCTGCGCTAATGGGATACGGCCCTAAACAAACGCCGCGAGGCGCTGTTGCCGGATTCCGGGTTGGTTGGACTCCTTTCTCATAAGA